ATAACTAATGGCTGATGAAAGAAGTGCAACCATTAAAATTGGTGATAAAGAATATGAACTTCTTTTAACAACTAAAGCTACTAAGGAAATTGCTAAAAAATATGGTGGTCTCGAAAAGTTAGGAGATAAACTTTTATCAAATAAGGATTATGAAGCTGCAATTGGTGAAATTGTATGGTTAATTGTAACTCTTGCAAATCAGCCAATCTTAATTCATAACTTTAAAAATCCAAATGATAAAAAAGACCTCTTAACTGAAGAAGAGGTTGAAATTCTAACTACACCAGAAGATTTAGCAAACTTTAAAGGTGCAATCACAAGTGCCTTATATAAGGGTGTTAAAAGAAATATTGAATCAGTAGAAGAAAAAAACGCAGTAGGCGAGTAAGCGATGAAGAGTTGTTTACTCGTCTTTTATATTATGGCTTAGCACACTTACATCTAACTCAGGATGAAGTATGGCTTATGCCTTTTGGATTACTTTTAGATTTATGGGAATGCCATAAACAGTTTGAAGGTATTTCAAAACCAAAAATAGAAGTTTTTATTGAAGATATAATTCCTGAAGGTGTATGATTAAAAAAGGTGATAAGATGTATTCTGATGAAAAAACTCAAATTAAAATTGGATTAAATAATGCAATTGAAGGACTTGAGAGAGATGCAAAAATAGAGTTATGCACAGAAAAAGGTATTAATTTAGCAAGAGAGTACTTCAAAAAGCGTTGTCCAAATCATACTGGCTATATTAGTATGGCAATGATAGCTTATTCAGCTACTGTTTTGGCTTATGAATTTTTTTTAAACTGGTGGAATAATAATTTTCATGGTGAATTGAAAACACCCGACTTAGATGATAATGTGTTTACGGCTTGTTCTATAATCTGTTCTACATGTTCACCAAAAAGCGAAGCAAAAACTGGTGCTGGTGCTGGAGCACTTGGCGGATTTCTCTTGGGTGGTATATTTGGTGCTGCAATAGGCGCAGTTCTAGGCGGATATGGTGGACAAAAGATGTCTGAAGAAGCAACCGGTGAAAAATACTATAGTATTTTAAGGGAATCACTTGAATATCTGTTTAATAGTATAAAGAACGAAACAAATAAATTATTAGAATATATGCTTTAATATCTGCAATATAAGATTAGTTTTACTAAGGCGATCTACTTTTTTAATAGATCGTCTTTTTTATGCTGAGAAGGAGGTGGTTGATATGGCAGATAACTTTGGATTAAAAATAGGTCTTGAAGGTGAAAAAGAATTTAAATCAGCACTGCGTGATATCAACGACTCCTTTAAAGTTTTAGGATCAGAAATGAAACTAGTCGAGTCTCAGTTTGATAAAAATGATAAATCAGTTGAGGCTCTAACAGCAAGAAATGAAGTATTAGAAAAATCTATTGAAGCTCAAAAAGAAAAGATTGAAACATTAAAGGGTGCATTAAATAATGCATCCTCATCTTTTGGTGAAGCTGATAAAAGAACTCAAAGCTGGCAAGTAAAGTTAAATGAAGCAGAAGCTGAACTTAATAAGATGGAGCGTGAGCTTCAAAATAATAATAAAGAACTTGATACAGCGTCTAATGAATTTAAAGATGCTGAAAAGAGTGCTGATAAGTTTGGTGATGAAGTAGAAGATGCAGGTAAACAATCTGATGATTCATCAAAGAAGTTTGAAGCATTAGGAAGTGTTGTAAAAGGTGTCGCTGCAGGTATGGCTGCTGCAATGGCTGCAGTTGGTGCTGCAATAGTATCAGTTGGAAAGAAGCTAGTTGAATGTACTAAAGAAGGTGCCGCTTATGCAGACTCAGTACTTACTGAAAGTCAAGTAACAGGAATTGCTACCGATAAACTTCAAGAATATATGTATGCAGCTGAACTTGTAGACGTGTCTGTCGATACTTTAACTAAGTCAATGGCTAAACAGATTAAGTCTATGAAATCCGCACAGGATGGATCTAAGACAATGGTTGAAGCCTATGAAAAATTAGGTGTTGAAGTCATGAATGCTGATGGAACACTTAGGGATAGTGACACTGTTTACTGGGAAATTATAGAAGCACTAGGTAATTTAGAAAATGAAACTGAACGTGATGCACTTGCAATGACTATCTTAGGTAAATCAGCACAAGAATTAAATCCATTAATTGAAGCTGGTGCTGAAAAGATGGAGGAACTTGGTAAACAAGCTCATGATGCAGGTTACGTTGTTTCTGATGAAATGTTAAATGCATATGGTGCTTTAGATGATCAATTACAACTTTTAAATAATGGATCAACAGCACTTAAGAATGCATTAGGTTCTGTTCTTTTACCTATAATGACTGACCTGGCATCTGAAGGAGTTTCTTTGCTTGGTGAATTTACTAAAGGTGTTCAAGATGCAAATGGTGATATTTCTAAGATCGCAGATGTTATAGGTGAGATACTTCCTAAAGCATTAAATATAGTTATGAAGCATATTCCAACCATAGTAGATATGATTGGAAGTGTTGTTGTTTCTATTGGTGAAGCAATAGTGGATAACTTAGATGTTTTAATAGCAGCAGCTGAAAAGCTAATGAATACTTTCTTAAATGCAATATTAAAAGCATTACCTAAACTTACATCAAGTGCGATTCAGATAGTATCTGTTATAGTAAAAGGAATACTTGCTAATCTTCCTAAGATTCTTGAAGCTGCAATTCAAGTGATAGTAACTCTTGCAAGTGGTATAGCTTCATCACTTCCTGAATTAATACCAGCAATTGTAGAAGTAGTAGTTCAGCTTGTGAATACTTTAATTGAAAATATGCCTTTAATTTTAGATGCTGCACTTCAGTTAATAGAAGGACTAGCGCAGGGAATACTTGAAGCAATACCTATTTTAATTGAGGCACTACCAGAGATTATATTAGCTATTGTTGATTTTATCTTAGGATCAATCCCGCAGATCATAGATGTTGGTATTCAATTACTAACTTCACTTGTTGATGCTTTACCTGATATTATTGCTGCAATTGTCGCAGCTATTCCTCAAATTATAGATGGAATCATTAATGCAGTTTTAAATGCTATCCCATTAATAATTGATGCGGGTATCAGATTATTAGTTGCTTTAGTACAGGCTTTACCAGAAATTATAGTAATGGTAGTTCAAGCAATACCACAGATAATTACAAGTATCATTAATGCCTTTGTAGGCAATATCGATAAAATTATTAAAGTTGGTGTTCAGTTATTTACTGCATTAATTCAGAATCTACCAACAATTATCATTGAGATTGTAAAGAATATACCTCAAATATTAAGTGCGATTATAAATGGATTTGCTTCAGGCTTTTCTCAAATGGCTGATGTAGGTAAGAACTTAGTTAGAGGTTTATGGGAAGGTATAAAATCTTTAGCTTCATGGATTTGGGACCAAGTATCTAACTGGGCATCTAATTTGTGGAATGGAATCAAGAACTTCTTTGGTATTCACTCACCATCAACTAAGATGGCCTTTATTGGCGACATGATGATGGAAGGTTTAGCTAAAGGTATTGATGAAACTGCAGGTGAAGTTATAGATTCAGCTGAAACTATGACTAATGATCTAAATAATGTATTTGATGACTTAGGTGCTGATATGAATAAGGTGCCTACTGATTTTAATGTCTCAAGTTCAGTCGATACTTTAGGTAAGTCAAATATAGTATCAGGATTAAAAATAGAATTACACATTGATAATTTTAATAATTATTCAAGAGAAGATATAACAAGCTTAACTGAAGAAGTAATGGAAGTTGCAGATAGCTTTGTAAGAAGAAAAGGAGTTGTATTTGGAACATGAGTTATTTTGAATTTAATGGACATAGATCAGATGAATTTAATATAAGAATCCAAAAGAAATCAGTATATTCAGTTCCTAAACGAGACTTGTCTTTGACTGCGATTCCAGGTAGAAATGGTGAGTTAATAGCATCTAATAATAGGTTTGGAAACTCAAGTGTTTCTTATACTTGTTTTGTTGTCTCAAAATCAATAGAAGAATTATCCGATAAAATCACGTTAATCAAGAACTGGTTATATAGAGATGTAGATTCATATCATGATCTAAAAGACTCATATGATTTAAGATTCAAAAGAAAAGCAGTATTTAATAATAAGTTAGACATATCTGATGAAGTAAATAAGATAGGAACATTTACTATAACTTTTTCTTGTAAACCTCAAAGATATTTATTAGATGGCCTGAATACAATAACAATTACTGAAACAACAACTTTAAATAATCCATTCTCACTTACCTCAAGTCCATACTTGAGAATTTTTGGTGCTGGTGATGGAAGAGTCATAATTCAGAATAACAAAGGTAATCGTATTATTAATATTTTATCCATTGATGAATATATTGAAATAGATTCAGAAGAAATGAACTGTTTTAAGGGAACTTTACTTCAAAACAACCTAGTTAGTAGCGATGGCTTTCCTGAATTTGTAGAAGGAAATAATATCATTTCATTTG